CCATGAAGAATATCAAAAAGACAGAACAGGGGCAAGGCGATTTCTTCCCGTTCATTGTTCAAAAGAGTTACAAAAATATCATCCTGTTTCTGATTTAGATGATGCCACCGTCCGCCAAGTTTGGGGTGAGATGGTTCACTACTACAAGGAAGGGTTCAGTTTTAAACTCTCAGAGGAAGAAGAAAAGCAACTCAATTTGGAGCGATCAGATTATGAATATTTTGATGAACAAGAAGAATTACTTGAACAGTACCTTGAAATTCCGATTCCTACAGATTTCTATAAAGTACAAGGAAATAATACAAGGATGCACGAGCGGAGAGCCTATATTGGCTTTATTCTTCAATCTGGAGAAACCCCTAAACATGAGTTTAGAGGGGAAATCAAACCAAGAGAATTTGTGACGGCTACCTATTTCTATTGGGAAGCGATGGGGATTGAGACTGGTAAGGGAAGCGCAAAAATAGTTTCTAAGTTCAAGAACTCGATGAATAATAAGAATGGCTGGCAAAAATCTAAACGGAAGGGGACGAGGGGTTATAAAAGAGAATAGGGGGCAAATTAAATGCCCCTAAAATTAAAATGCCCCCCGTAAATGCCCCCTTCGAAACCCCTTATTATATAAGGGTTTCGATATACTAAGGGGCATTAGGGCATTTATATCTTAGTAAAATAATAGTTAGTGTTAATTATAAAAAGGGCTTGCTTATCACGGACACATAGTAAAGTTTTCAAAGTAAATGCCCCCTTTGAAAATACCGCTTTCAAAACTTGTCAAGCGTTGGTACTATTGAGCTTTTCAGGGGGCATTTATTAATGCCCCCATGAAATCAAATGCCCCCTAAAAAATAGGAGAAAAAACATGAATAACAGTTACCCCAAATCATGGTCAAGAATCATGACTCAAACGATCGCAGAGTTAAATAAAAAAAAGAATCTGACTCGGCTAGATTTAAAACGTGGAGCATTAGCCCTTGTAAAAGGCTTGAATGTTCGAAATAAGAAAATCAATGCGGAAAGTGAAGCAAATTATATCAAAGCGGTTTGGGATAATTTCCAGCTTTATGAAATGGCTTTGTCAGTCATTGGAATGCTTACGCCTAAAGAAGTCATTGAAACATTCCCAATTTACAAAAGATATGATGGTCATAAATACGAGACAAAAGATTACTTTAGTGTACAAAAATCTTTAGCAGCGTATGACCTCAATCAGCCCATCAATACAGTGGATGATAAAGCTTTTGAATTTCTTTGGGATTATGACAACGATGATTTAGTAGAGTTCGCGGTAGACTTCATGGGAGCTATGAGTCATATTAATCGCCTTGAGAAAGGTAAAGATTTATTTTCTCAATTCTTAGAGGAAACGCAGGGGATAAAATCTCGTGTGATTGAAATTAACGGGATTGAAGTCATTACTTTTGATAATGATGATGAATTAGATTAAATAAAAAAAGTTGCCCAAAAAGAAAGGAAAGATTATGCGAGCGAGGTCTCCAACAAAATCAGTTGTTTTAACTCATTTATAAAAAGCGCAATTAACGTAATGAACAAAAGGAGTTACAGGTTTTATCTGTAGTTCCGATTATAATATATATTTACCATTAGAAAATAGAGGATAAAATGGCGAAAGATAAAACAAAAAAATTAGAAATCCCAGTCGCTGAAAACGAGAGAAATAAAGCAGTTGAAAATCTTCTCTCATTAAAAGAATACTTTGATAACCAACTTCAATCAGACCAAGAAACTTATCAAGCGATCGCGACATTAGGCGATAAGTTGGGCGTTCTGTGGAATGCCGATAAGTAATAAATAACGAAAATGGAGAAATAACATGCAAGTAAAATATATTGAAGAAGCAAAAAACAAACTCGAAAAACAAGCTAAACCACTCACTCAAAAAGTGGATAAAACGAATCAATTAATTTCTGAATTAAAAAACAAAATTGAAAAAATGGAAAACCATTCTCAAAATGATGATATTGATGAATCACTCAAAGCCTTATCTGAATTGAATAACGCTAAGCAATTACTAGAGACATTAGAAAAACGGCTGACGGAGGAACAGAAAGAGCTTGATGTTTTCTGGAGTTCTCAAGAAGTTGATGATACTATCGGAGAAGCATTAAGCCGAGCAGATAATTTAAGTAACATTCAACAAGATTTATTAAAAAGTACCTTATCTAAAGATACGAAGAAAAAACTAAAGGAATATAACAAGGAAGTTGATGACCAACGTTATCGCCTTCAGGAATCAGGAAATTACTTACTAGAAAAATCAAATGTTTATTCTCGAGGCCCATTATATAAGTTAATTGCTCAAAAAAACGGAAGTCACAAAAATAACTGGTTCTTTGGAATTGTTAGATTAATGGCAAGCCAATATGAAAAAGAATTAATGGCATTCCTAAAATCTGAAAAAATCATGACTGATTTAGATTAGGGGATTAAATGACTAAAAAAACAGAAATTAATTTCGGGATTAATAGCAAACTAGAAATTAGAGACGCAAATAAAAAAGCAGGATTCATTGGTCAAATTGCAGGGTATGCTATTGTATTTAATAAGCCAAGTGTGCCTAATGCTCCATTTATTGAGTATATCGCTCCGACAGCACTTGATAATGTCGATTTAAGCGATGTATTAGCTTTATACAATCATGATTACGCCAATGTGCTAGGCAGAGTTGACGCAGGAACTTTAAAGTTAAGCATTGATAACGTCGGCTTACATTTTGTTTTGGATATGCCAGATACAACAGTTGGCCATGACGTTTATAATAATATTAAGGCTGGGAACCTTAAAGGCATGAGCTTCGGTTTTGTCGTGGCAGACCGTGGCGATTCATGGCAACAAGGAGCAAGTAAACCTATCAGAACAATCAACCAACTTCAAACATTAGGCGAAATAAGCGTAGTAAGTAAACCAGCTTATGATGATACTTCTATCAATGTCACTCGTTCTATCAAACAATTTGAAGACGAGCGTACACGAAAGTATAAAGAAAAAGTAAGAGCTTATCTTGACGGATTAAGTGATTAGATTATAATAAAAAAACCTAGTCTTTATTGGCTAGGTATTTATTGTTAATGTCAGAAAAAGCGAAAGTGACACCGTACTTCGGTAACATGTTACCGTTAGCGGTAACAATTTTATAAGCGTGGTTAAGCCATTTGTGGGACTTTGATACCGTGGTACCGTACTTTTCCTACTTCGCTAGGAATTTATAATATAGCATGAAAGGATATAAAATAGATGGTTAGATATTATTGGGGGAGACCTCAAGATGTTGTAAGGTGGTATCTTAGAGGAACACTATACCTAAGCGCTCAAAGCAGAAAGTCATATATTGAAAAGACTGGCGCTGATCTAGGCAACTTACCAAGACTTCTAAAACTATTAGATAATCTTGATGAGTTATTTGATTCAGTCGATACTGATAGCATAGCTGTATTATGCTTGAGGTATGTAGAGCTATTAAGTATCGCAGAGACTACAAAACGCACAGGACTATTAGCTTATCAGATTACAGCTAAGACAGGTAAAGTCATGAAGAAAGCTAAGGAAATTATATCTAAAGCATGATATAATAGAACTATCATAAGTCCCAGAGATGGGCAGTGGTATAATAAGTTCAGGAAAGTATCTCTAATTGTGGGGGTGCTTTTTTGTTTGGAGGATTATATTATGAATGAACTAGAGTTTAATATCAGATTATATCTCACGGGTACAATGAAGTCATGGACGGATAGGATAGACAGCACACACCAACTCACACCACAACGCTTTATATTCAACGCAATGACAGAGCTGTTTGATTCATTGAGTGATGATGACCTAGAGTTAATCAGACTTAGATACATGGAACGCTTAACACTCTCAGAAGTTGCGAGTCGTTATCTGTTACACGAACATACTATTAGAAACCACACGAACCCAACCATTAAGCAAGTGAAAAAGATTATAAAACAAGGTAATGAACTTTCAATAAAACAAAAAAGCCCGTTAATTTTCACGGACAAATATAAAGAAAAGTAGTAATAATTTACCTAACCCTATTATATCATTTTTTCTCTATAATTTTTAGATACCCCCCCCGTCATCTCTTTTAGGAATACCGTATACCAATAGTGGCTCCCTGATCAAAAAAGTGATTTTTTAAAATTTTTGCATAGGGGGGGTACAATCGGTAAATGGCATGGTTAAGGGATTTTTTGGTAATAGTTTCCCCTTTTTAGCCTTTTTTTAGAGTTTTTAGCCTATTTCCTCCTTTTTACTACATAACTTTTCGGGGTAAATTATCTTTGTGAACGTTGCGGTTGAGCGATTTCGTTTCAGAAAAAAAGTTTTCAAAAATCACTTTTTTGATCAGGGAGCCACTATTGGTATACGGTATTCCTAAAACAAATAGGGGCGGGGGTATTCATTTTTTAATATTTTTTTTACGTTTTTATAAAAAAAGTTTTCAAAATTGGTCTGTGATGCAAGAAAACAGTATATGTGTGCTCTCTTAAGTCTTATTTATTGGCAATTATTGGAAAAAAGGAGAAAGAAATAAAATATGTTGTAAGAATATACTCTAACGTGGAGGTACTTTCTTTTATTCATAAAATTTAGGATTACTACTTACGGTCATGATAAATGAATGCAGATAAATTATAAAATTAACTTCTGACTTTGGTCACTACTTTTTTTATTTTTCAGAATATGATATACTTTTTAATAAAACTAAAAAATGGTGGTAGTAATATGAAATTTGAAGGAACTTGGTTTGTTGTTATTATACTAAGTATTGAGGTTTTTGCTTTCGGAGCATTTGAGCAGTCTGATCAAATTCTTTTGATAGGGGGAATTTCTTTTATATTATCTATACTATTTGAAGCTTCTATTTTGATTAGACACTTTATTCAAAAGCAAACTAAAACATAACCCCGCTTCGGCGGGGGTTTTTTTTGACAATTTTAAAAAATAGTAGTAAAATAATTTGGTTTTACAATATTTTAAATGGTATAATATCAATAAGTAGATAGAGAGTGAGGTATAATTATGTTCGATGTGATAGGTAATTTTGTGAACGTCATAGGATTATTATCGATAATTTATGCAATACTCCAATGGCTCTATTTTCACAAGGTCAAATTTTATATTTCATTAAATAAAATATTTTCATTTAAGAAAGATGTTAACTTTGAAATATCAGGTTTTTTTAACTTTGATAAAGTTGAACAATTAGGCATCACAACGCTATTCGATGAAACCAAAAAACATTATAGAAATAATGTAAAGAAGATTAGTCAGACAAAACAAAAAATTGTTTTTCAGATGGATTCAATGATTGTGAGCATAATTCGCCATAATATTAACGAAATTGATGAGTACGAGTACGAAATTTTTATAAGTGTACCTAACTCATCGTATAAATCTGCAATTAAAAATATTAATACCCTAGATAGATTATTTGATGATTTAAATAACAGATTTAGAATGGAAGATAAAAAATTTACATTTAAATCGGATTATTCAAAAAAGAATCCTTTTCTAAATCCTAGTGTTACAAAAATTGGGGTAGATAAAATAAAATCATTTATTATGGTTATTTCAGCCGCATCATTAGAAAAAAATGCTTTTGATGATAACGATATAAGAGTTGGGTTGAATTCTATGAGTTATGTAGATACAAAATTTAGCGATATAAGAGTTATTGCTGAATTAATATTAACGATGTAAAAGGGGAATTATGCAGTCTGTATCAGTTTATGGGGTAGATGGAAGTTTAACTTTTGATAATACAAAAATTGCGGACTTTACCAAAATAGAAGAAAAAGTTGTCAGTGATCACAACGAGGAATTGTCTTTTCAATTATTTAAAAATGAAGTTATCGGAACATATACTAGATGTCGCATAGTTATGGATGAAGTAATTCCTTTGAGAGCTAGAGTATTTGGGCAAGATACAACGGAAGTCATCGTAAATGTAGAATATGATATACTAATCGCTAATGATACTGGTAAGCTAATTATTTTAGTAAATAAAAAAAGTTGTGATAAAATTTCTGATTATATATCTGAAGAATTTGGTATAAATTACCAAAAGATAGCTTACAATTTACCACGAATTATTGAGGACTCTACGGATGTTAAAAAAGCTCAATTTCGTAAAGTGAGAATTGAAACAATCCATGGAAGTAGTATCACAGGAACACGGGTGACAGACACCAATGTGTTTAAAGATTTCGATGATGCTGGTGAATTAAGCAATATTGCGGTAGTATACGCTGTTGATGGTGAAGAGGTTAGTTTTTCAATATCTGATATTGGATCAATTGTTATTTTTTCAACAATTAATGAAATACAAAATATAATAAGTTTAATTAGTTTACTTCCAGAGTAACTAAAATTCTCGCCCTCCGGGGCGTTTTTCTTTGTTCTCGTTAAGAAGTTTGTTATAATTAAACTTCTAACACTGATCCCCCTTAATTGGGGGTCTTTTTTGTTAACAAATGTTACTGTTTTTCTTAAGATAAATTAGTATAATATCCTTATCGTAAATGCTATTCCAAATACAGGTACAAATAACTAAGTATTTCTGGAGAGATAAAGCGCTCTTTTCCAAAGCGAGGGCGCTTTTTTCTTGACAACGGAAATGGAAAGTTATATAATTTTTACATCCCAAAAAATACTTTTTTA